AAATATATATAAATAATATAAAAATATCATGAATTTATTAATAACAACTTTATTTTTATTTTTTCCAATCATTATTTTTTTATATAATAAAAACAAAAAAATTTGGGAATATATTTTAGCATTGTTATTACTAACAAACATTTTTTTATCATTTTTATTTTGGTCAAACCCAATAGAAAATTCTTTAATTCATTTTTATGATGGAATTTTCGCTAAAATTTCATATTTATTGTTTCCTATTTACATTTTATTTATAAAAGACATTAAATATAAAATAAAACTGGTGTCTTTAATGTTATTATTCATATCGTCAATTATGTTTTATTATAGTAATATCAATTCAAAAAAAAATTGGTGTTCATATAAGCATTTAGTTTTCCACTCCATTTTTCATTTTTTAATTAGCGTTGGGTGTTCTATTGCGTTTATTTAGATGGGCGTTTTAAATGAGAAAAGGTGTAAAACGCCTATATTATTATAATAAATGTAATAATATACTTAAAATAAATTTTTATTTATTGAAGTTGGTAAGCCATGACCAAATAAAATCATATACATCAATATCAACGCAGCTAATAAGATGCTTCGGTTTTCAGCAACAATTTGATTTTGTCCAAGTATAAAAATCATAAATAGGTACAACAAAATACCGATTATAGCAGAATGTAAGACCATCATTCGCCCGTTTTCCATTGTTTATATATATTCTTTATAAAAAATCGGCATTTTAATTGTCTAAAGGTGTAAAAATTGAAAATTGAAAATATTAAAAATATTGAAAATATTGAAATAAAAAAAATGATTCAATTTACTAATTTAAATATAAAACAATAATATAGAATAATTATAGAACAATGAATCCACTAATACAACTTAATTCAGAAGAAGGCGATATTCTTTCATTTACTCTCAGCGGGGTAAATGTAAGTTTGGCAAATGCAATCCGCAGAACCGTATTGTCTGACATACCATTAATCGTATTTAAGACGTCACCTTACGAGGAAAATCGTGCGACTATTATTAAAAATACCACCCGATTAAATAATGAAATTATTAAACAACGTCTTAGTTGTATTCCTATTCATATCAAAGACCCAGAACAATTTCCAGCGAAAAATTATATTATGGAAGTCAACGTAGAAAACTTAACGGATACAACGATGTACGTAACTACGGAACATTTCACGATTAAAGATACGAACGGCAATTTGTTAGATCAGGCAAAAACCCGCGAAATATTTCCGCCGAATGATTATACAGGCAATTTTATCGATTTTGTCAGGCTAAGACCTAAAGTGTTTGAAGAAAAAATGCCTGGAGAAAAAATATTTGGCGAAACGATTCATCTAACTTGCGAGTTCTCTATTGGAAAAGCTAGAGATGACGGTTGTTTCAATGCAGTGTCAACGTGTTCATATGGGTTTACGATAGATGAAACTGCTAGAGACACTGTATTACAAAAAAAAATACAGTCTTGGAAAGACGAGGGAAAGACTGCTAAGGAAATCGACTTTGAAAGTAAAAATTGGCTCCTCTTGGACGGTAAGCGTATTTACAAGCAAGACTCGTTTGATTTTGTCATTCAAAGTGTAGGTATTCATACGAATTATGAGCTTTTAGACCAAGCGTGCGATATTTTAATCAGCCATTTGGACCATTTAGACACGATAATTGAAAAAGATGAATTAGAAATAGTGAGCTCATTAAATACCTTGGAAAACAGTTTTGATATCATTTTAGATAATGATGACTACACTATTGGAAAAATAATTGAATATTTCCTTTATGCTAGATATTATGAAACAGGAATGTTTACCTTTTGTGGTTATAAAAAGATGCATCCGCACGACGCTCATAGTATTATAAGAGTTGCTTATAAAGATGCGGTTGATCAATCTACAATCAAAGGACATTTAAAGGAATGCGTAGAAAACGGCAAACAAGTATACCTTAAATTGAAGAAAGAGTTTTTGAAATTCGTGAAAAGATGAAAAGATAATATAAAAATATAAAATACATTACATTATTATATTTATATTATAGTCGTACTCGTACTCCTTATTCTCGTATTTATCGTCGCCTTTGTGTTTTATGCATTCCGTTAAATAGCCCTGGTATAAATTTTCCATTTTTTATATGATGAATTTCATCTTTCGTTAAAGGTACACGTTTTGCGTGATGTGTTTTTCCGTGTTTTTTTACGGTTACACTTTTGTAACCCTTTGTGCCAGATATGTTGACTTTTCTAGCGATCCTTTTTCCGCCCGTCATAACATGCTGAACATTACTATAAGTAAATCCCATAATAATATAATAATATATAATGATAAAAAATAATATATTATTTATAAATAATTTACAAATAATTTACATAAAAATTAATTCTCAATCCATTTTTTATTTAACACTGCTTCTACACTTTCCAGCGCTCCCTCGGTCCACCCTTGTCTTCTGCTCACCACCTCACCTACCACCAGTATTTCTGGTTCAGGATGTTGCGCTTTATGAATAAAATCAACACGACTCTTATAGAGACCATCGCCCTTATCCTTATGTAAAGGCTCATAATAATGCGTCCCAATTGGCCAATAAAAGTGAGTAAGAGCTATAATATGAAGAGTGCCTTTTTTTAAGCCGTATGCTTTTTCTATCTCTTGTTCAAAGAATTGTCGGTTTTCGTCCGTATTTTCGACATGCTCCTTTAATTGCATTGCATTTTTGTTATCGGAATACGCAATCATATATACGCCTTTATCGTGATCCATCGCAATCATCTTCTGTAAAGGTCCTGTGACAATTGTATAAGAAGGTACATAATGTTTCATTATTTCCGCGGAGGCTTTTGTAAATTTCGCATAAACGTATAAAAAAGGCTGACCATGTATCTTTTTATATATGGGATCGCGCGGAAATAGTTGTTGTAATGTACTGACACGTGTCGCCACTATTACTTTATTTGCATAATACTTAATGTTTTTACTCGTGACTACTTCAAACAAAGGTCGCGAGTTTTCTACACTATTTTGTATATTGCGTATTTCTTCTACTTTTCTCGACATTTTTATATTTTTTCGACCAATTTTGTCGCGCAATTTATCTACCAGCGTGTTCCAACAAAGATGAATTGCAGTCCAACCAGGTGCATTGTCGTCCATCTGATAATGATATAATACTTCATAAGCGTCTTCCTTTTCGTAATCTGAATACCCAGCACTAGTTACAAAATGTTTATACTCTTTTTCTCCTAAATGATGTGTTGCAAATTCCTTGAATGTAACGGATGGAGGTGTTTTGTATTGCTTATATACTTTTCTCAATTCGTATAACATTTTTTTCACATTTATAGGAGACGGAATGAAAGGAGAATAATTCATATCCACTTTAAATTCCTTATAAGGAACGTGTAACTCATGTAACAAATGTAATAATACTTCGTCTGTACTTTTTCTTCCTACACCAGCACCAATTACAATTGAAGCACCATAAAACGTATCGTTACCAATTCTTCCGCCTAAATAATGATTACGATTGCTTTCTAATATCAAAAATTTGGTCTTGGGAGATAATTTTTTGATCGTATAAGCACTATATAACCCAGATAGTCCACCACCAATAATTATTATATCATAATGGTTCGCATGCATTATAATATAATAAAATATTTTGTTTCTTTTTCTTTTTTCTTCTTCTTCTTCTTCTTTTTCTTTTTTGTTCGTTTTTTTCTAATTTTGCGGAAATAATAATTTATCTATGGTAGTAAGAACACAAAAAATACGATGTAAAATAATACCTAATATGAAAAAACAGATCAATGTGCGTAAATATGAAAAGCCAGAAAAATATGATATTATGTATGCTCCTATAATTGTCATGATTACATCTGCAATTGCTACTCCAAATAAACGATAGGAATGAATACCTTTTCCTACTTCTCCTAACATATTTCTGTATTTACACAAACTCATCTAGATATACATGTATAAAATATAAAATTATATTTTTTTATTCTATTTTATAAATTTATTTTATTCACCTTTTTATACAATTTCAACAGTCTTTACAAAATCAACACTTCTTTTCTTCATATTATAATTTAAGCTATGCATAAGCAGTGATGGATGTAATTCATTCACATACTTGATTACTGTAGTATTCATAACAAATAAATTCTGGTCTTTTAGTTGTGTCATGTATAATCTATGAATATTGAACATATGTGTTCTAAATTGTGCCGAAAATTCATTAAGAGGCTTTTCCTTTTTAATGTAGCACGACACATAATTAGAATATAATGTCTGAGTAAACAAATGAATCTGATCTCTAAAATTTGACAAATCCTTCTTATGCTCTGGATAGTAAGTCAAAAAATCACTCACTTTTCCCTCCTTCCTTAAACATAAATATTGATATTGCAACTTTGGCTGATTACCTCTCAAACTACGTATTTGTTCGTAGACTGGATTGCGAATCTTACATCTTTCTCCCGTACACTTATTATAAAGAACTACGCCTAAAATATTATAAGATGTATTCATTGATGCATACTTGTGAATTAATTCCGTGTAATTATTAAAAGAATATATTTCTGGAAACTTAATTCCTGTTCCGGACCAATCATGATGTCGAATTGACATTGTTGAATGAGGATAAATCATAATATTGACTTCGTCTTCTTCTGTGTCTTCGTCTTCTTTGTCTTCGTCTTCTGTGTCTTCGTCTTCATGTACGATTGTATAACACGCAACTAAATACAATTGTGGTTTCTTAAACGGCACAACAATACGATTTAATGGATGTTGAACAACAAAACTATAACAAAAATCTGGATTCAACTGTTTCATGTCCAAATTATTTTCTTTGGCTGCCTCCCAAAACATATCACGAAAAGTATATTGTGGTTCACTCTTATAAAACTTAGATGTTGCCCCTATTGTGTGACGTGTAGACAATTCCCAACCATTTATATTTTTATCCCAAAATACATTTATCATGGTTCCTTCTACAAATTCCATTGCTATAATTTCTTCTGAAACTGGATATTTACGGATAAAATCTTCTGACCTGATAGATTTAGGAGGAGAAAAACAAACTACCTTATTTTCTTTATTTACGACCACTGAACGACATAATCCAGATGTAGAAATTGAATCTACATTTAAGAAATTCTTGTCATAACAAATTATTCTATATTTTTCATTCGTTATGCTACAAGTTACTTCGGTCGCTTTTAGTACATTTGCTTCATTTGTTTCATTTGCAATTAATTCTTTGAAACCTGGTATTTTATTCAAGTGAATTGGTTGGCTCAAAATAATTGGTTGTTTCATTTCCATTAATAGTAATATATAATTAATAGTTATATACAATTGTCTTTATACCGTATTTTTATATTTAATATGATTTTTTATAATTTGTATGGTTTTTATAAATTGTATGATTTTGTACTTAAGTATAATAATTTCTATCATAAATATAGAAACACATGTCATCAAAAGAAAATATAGAAGAACCAAATGAAGAACATGAGGAATATGAAAAACATAAAGAAGACAACGATGAATTACAAAGCAAAATAGAGCTACAATTAGGTGACATTATAAATATATCCAATCCAAAAAACGAACGTCTCCACAATCAACAATTTTTTATCAATTATATTGATTCGAAGAAAATGTATTTATTAAATCCAGAAACCGGCGAAATTATTAAATTAAAAATATCACCTGACGGAGAAATTGGTGATGGAAATATTGAGGAATTGGTTATATTAAGTAGAAGCCCGAGCCCGAGTTATGCAGTACAGAATGGATTAATCACGGATAAATGGATCGATATTCATTTTGGAGGCGATTACCCAGCAATTTTGACTGGCGAGATTACTAATTTAGAAAATGATATGATTGAGATTAGAACAATAGACGGAGACACAATTTATATTAATTTTGATTATAAAGGTATCCCTGAAGACCTACCTATTGACTTTATCGAGATTAGAGAAAGACCCCAACAATTCCTTGAACAAGAACGAGAATTTGAATTTTTAGAACAACGAGAAGAAGAACAACGAGAACAAGAACAAGAAAAAGAAAAACAAGAATTTTTAGAAGAACTCGATAAAGAACATCTAGTCGCTCCTGTAGAAAGTATTCAGTACGGTGTTCAAACCAAAAACGTGAAAAATCAAATCCGCGAATTCATCTTACAGGCAGACCAAATTAGGTTTGGTCACGAAGAATTAGGCTCTATTCGGCAATTCGTGGAAGTCGGAAAAGAGAGACAGCGTTATAGTATTGAAGATCAAGTTGCAGATTTATTGGATGATTTATTATCTACCATTCCCAACTCTCAAAGAACACAAAAGGTCCTGAATAATATTCATATTATGATTGAAAGGTTCAAACAATTACGCGATGAGTTCTCTTTTAAGGACAAAAACGGTGTCGTTTCAGAAGCGCTCGTTTATACATACGATTACAAACCTCTTGAACAATATTTTTTAAATTTCAAAAAAAATTTATATTGGATATTGCCTGTCGTGAAAAACGTAAAAAAAGTATACAATGTCAACAAAGACACGGTGAATGAAGAAAATATGGATGTAAATGTCTTACATATCGAAGCAGACATAAGAAATATTATGGAAATCATCAAAACCTATAAATCGAATTCCGCTGAAAGAACCCAGAATAAGTATGCAAAATTATATAATGATCTGAACCCTTATTTTACGCCGTTTGATCTTGTGGATGAAGAAAGTTCCAATTTATTAATTGAAAAATACGTGAAACAAAATATACATACAATTGTTGATAATTTGGAAAATATGAATTCTTCCGTATTTATGGACAATAACGTGGAAACAAAACGTTTTGTTATTCAAAAATACACAGATTCATTAACAAAATTAGACACTTTAGATGTAGAAAAACCGATTGGTAATTGTTCAAATAAAACTAAAAATGTCTCTGTAAGTATGACGCCAGATGATCTAATGTCGATAAAATCCTTTATTACTTTACCCGAGCCGATTGTTCGTTTTTCCCGCATCAATCTTCCTGGTACTAATTTATTGGACAAAGTGAATTTGAATCGCATTTTTTTTAATTACTGGCAATTCTTCAAAAAAAATACGCATATTCGTAATGTCATTGTGGAAAATTTGGACCAGGAAATAGAGTTTGATGAGAACAACTTCGTGAATAATGTTAAAAATTATGTATTAAGATTACCCGAAGAAGAAAAGAAGGGAATGACCGCAAATGAAATTTACAAAGCATTTGTAAAAACCATTATTCCTCGCACTCGTGTTTTATTTAATTTAATGAAAAAATACATTCAGGGTAAATTATCTATTATCGACGTGGTTGCCTATTTAGAGCCTTTTCTTATTTATACCGACAATCTTACTTACATGCAATATAGAGATATCCTGGGTTTTATTAATCAAAAGATTTCAGAATACAATATAAATAATGAAAAACGGTTTCGTTTATTTGCAACTTTAAAAAAATACAAGTCCAAACCATTTCTTTACGACAAGGCTTATTCTGTTCTCTCTATAATACAAAATAAAGATGATTTACGGGAAGACATTACTCATGCTTATGACATTACGGACGACAAGATATTCACCAATTCAGAAATACTTCGTAAACTGACAATCAAAGATTATAGTAGATTTTATAGTAATACTCTTTCTTTACAAAGTGTTCCTCTGATGTTTCCAAGTGAATTTGCAAGTTTGTTTGATTTAGAACAATCCAAAATGAATAAACAAATAGAGAGTGAAGAGAGAAAAGAAGATTGTAAAACCATGATTGTTGCGAAACAATATTTTTCATTGACACAGCTGGAAGAAGATAATAATAAGGTTATTTATTTTGATAAAAAATTCGACAAAACAAATTATAGCTTATTAGATGAATACGAAAAAAATATGATGCAAATGACACCAGAAGATTTCATTAGCCATTTAATTAGCGACTTGAAAAAGAAGAAAAACCTGAATGATGAGGATGCCGAATATTTGGCTGAAACCCTAATAGATGGACATAAAAAGGTGATTCCGGGACAATATGCTATCTTGTATTATCCAAGCGCAGAATTCAAAGTAGACTATTTTGTTCGAAATAATAACCAATGGGTATTAGATAATTCACTCGAAAAAAATACAAACACTACTGATCCAGATATGTTATGTGAGTTACAAAAGAAATGCATTGCTGTTCCTACTAGCGAGCCCGACATGGATAGTAAGTGTGAAAGCATTACGTTGGATAAAATTACTCTTCAAAACCAGGTATTAAAAGATGTTATAAGTGAATTTGATACAAAATACAGATTATCCAAAGACGAGTTCGAGAGAAAAATACGCGAAGAATTTGATTATTCTTCTTCTATCATACCGATGATAAGTAAAATTAATTCTTGCGAAATGTTGAAATACAATAACCAGAAATATAAATTAGGAATAAATGTCGAAGAAGATATTACGAATAATTGCGATTTGACAAGATACGAGAGTCAAAAATACGGTGAAAGCGAAACCAGAAGTTTCATGCCTATTTCTCCTTATGCAAAATTATTAAATATGATTTTGGGAGAAAGAGATTTCGTCAAACAACAAAATGACATTATTCGCTTTGTCAATAAATATACGCGTCCACCTATCATGGATGGGTTCGGTCCTCTTAATAAGAGGGAATCGGAGGATTGGTTGTATTGCATTAAAACCAATATCGAATTGATTCCCGTATTTAAATTTGACATGGCTCACGCTTTCATAACGAATCCATCCGGATACAATGATTTCGTAGATATTCTTATTAGCAAAATTGGTAAGGAAAGTGACGACGGGGACAGTTGGGTGGCCAAAGGAAGCGGGTGGACGATTCGAAAGGCCGACTTTGATATTGAAGAAGGATATGACGAAGGGTTTCGCGTTTCTTCAAGAGCAGTCATGGAGGAGAGCGCAGGAACCGCAATTATCGCCGCAATTAACAAAGAAGCCAGATTCAAAACTCCCGAATCCAAGATGATATCTAATATTATAAATACTCTCTCCGTTGCGATGAGTCTCACAATCGAACCTTATAAGGATTTCATTGTAAATTGTGTATCCGAGGCATTACAAGACAATTTGGATACAGAAGAAGATTATAAACAAAATGTCAAACAAATGGCGGATAAAGGTAAAAAAATACAATCTTACAAGGATTATTTTAACAGTAAATTGATGTATTATACTTTAGCCATGTTTCTCATTGCGGTTCAAACGGCAATACCATCTGTAAAAACGAGAAAAACACATCCAGGATGCGTGAGGTCTTTTGAAGGTTACCCTTTTGATAACGCAAATGATTTTAGTACTATAACATATTTAACCTGTGTCGCCTATGATATTCGGCAATCTGTCGAGCCATGGAACGTGCTTAAAAAGAAAGACACTATCGAGAAGGAAATTAAATTTGCAATTGATAATATATTTTTGGGTTTACCTGAAGTGCAGCATAAATTCATTGAAAAAACAGATTATTTACTTTTATCCCATACCGACAAAATACCCGAAGAACACGACATTGCGAATTGGATTAACTTTTTACCGCCTCTTTTCCCTTTTAAAATATCAAAATTGTCGAATGTGTCTGCCGAATTCAAAACAGAATTGTTAAGCGATTTAAGGAATGGTTCTCCTAGACAAAGAGAGAAAATATTAGTTCTTGATTCGAAAATTATTAAGTTCTCTCTAGCTCTTCAAGAAAAGATACAAAATATAGTCCAACAAAAACAAGCGATACTGAAAAACTCGGCTGGCGAACCTTACTTGGAAAACGCGTGTTGTTCGAGTAAAGACCGTGAAACCACAATTGATTATTTTATAAATAATGACCGCAACATTAGCGATTACAATATTATTGTCACGAAACTAGTGAATATTTTAGAAGATATTACTAGCTATACTAAATCGAGTATCTTTTGCAGCGAAATAAATACCAAAAATAAATATCCACCAATAAATCAACAATTTGATGAAAAAACGATTTATTTGGCTTTTATTTATTTCTGCAAATTTAGGTCTTTAATACCGATTCCCGAAAATGTATTGCCATTGTGCAGCGATAAACCAGAATATAATATGTTAAACTACAATGATAACATTGACGAAATGATACGAAAATTAAAAGACAATGGAAGAAACTATAATAATGAAACCTTTTTACGTTTACTGCAATTAATCGGTCGGAACAATATTATTCACATTGATTTGGATGTCCCTTTAATCTCATCTTTCGCAACTTTAAATAATGTTCTTGAAACGATACAAGATTCTCATGATGAAGTAATCGAGGGTTCTCTTATCACGAAATTGCAAAATGTCCTTAATACATATGATATAGCATCTACAGAAACGAATACAGATGTGCGCGAATTGAACAATTTATTGACCATTAACATAAGGTCCATGAAAGTGGATATTGAAGAGTTTATGGTTGAAAATAGAGGTTCAAAAGTTACAAATAGAGAGATAAATCATGCAAAATCCATTATTCAAAGTTTATCCTTGTGGTATATTGAGAAAGACGAAAGAGAAGTGGGTAGTAATATTTCGAGTGATTCTATGTACACAATAGTGAATTTTTACAAAACCTTTATTAGTTATTTTATAGATGTATTCCCTAATATCATACTGAATAAAGTGGACTTTTCGGAAACATTTATTCCAAGATACATGAACTTATCGTCGAACCATGCTTTAAAAATTAGCGATTCTATTAAAAATTATTACAGTGATTTAAAAATGTTTTACGGTAATCCAAAATTAATTTCTATTTTAAATACCATACAAAAAACAGCGAAAAACATTGAATTATTGTCTCAATATACGCCTTGTTTTACTACGAATCATTATGGGGAACAAATTATAAAGCCTGTTTTTGACGAAAGAACCAGTAAAATGCTTTACGAGTATTACTTTCTTCGCGTGTTGATTCAATATATAGATTTAGCAGATGATATGGATATGATTGTTCACGAAACACAAACAAATGATAATGTAGAAGAATTCTTTACAACAGAAATACTAGGAGATCAAATGGAGAGAGATAGAGATTTAGAAAATGAATTTTATGAGACTACAAAGAGAGAAAACATTGAATTGACGAGTGGTGACAAAAAAGAACTCAAACAATTAACATGTCAATTAATTATTGCATTTTTAAATATGGCAAACAAACAAAAAGATAAAGTCGATATATCCTATGAGCAAATCAGAGATAATATCTTTAAACTTAAAGAAAGAGAGAAAATGAACATCACTGAGAGGTTGAAAATATTTACAGATGAAGAAAGAGAACTGGATACAGTGATGAAAATAAATAAATTAGGTGTTTGGAGTAAAGGGCTGCAAAAGGGGCTCACTATGTATGATAAGGAAATGTATGAAGAAGAGGCTGAATTTAGAGATGAAATGGAAAAAGCGGAAAGAAATATACGAAAGAAGAATCATAATGCGACGGATGAAAATATTAACCAATACGTTGAAGATTACATGGAAGACCAGGAGAGAGAAGAAGATATTGAAAGGGATGCATATGATATGAATTATTTGAATGATGATTATGAGGATGGTAATTTTGACGGCATTGAGGCTCCTGAAGAAGAATATGATGATTATAGAGACTATGACTAACTAATTCGGGTTACGGTATGATTATGAAATATGAAATATGAAACATATTTTTATCTTTTCATAAAATTAGTATTTATCTTTTGTCAAAATATAATTATAAAAAATTGTTTGTAATTATATATAAGAAAATGTATAAAAATATAATAAGACAACATATAACCATTGTATCTATTATTTTATTTTTAGCCATTTTTATGATTATTCAATGGATAAAACCTGCTTTTTTATATAACAGGGATGGTAGTATTCGTGAATTTGGAGTTGGATATAAAAATAAAACGATATTGCCTTTATGGCTTTTCTCCATTCTTTTAGGAATATTATGTTACATTTTTGTAATGTATTTAGTCACTTATCCAAAAGTATTCATGTTTTAATTATGTTTTAGTTTTAAGTGGATAATGTGTATTGTGTGCTTGTGGCTTGTTGCTGTTGGGCTTCGGCTGCTTCTTGTTGTTGTAAATATGCTTGATAATTTTGTTGTATAACTTCTGGATTGCTACTACAACCACTCGACGCAATCTTTAATTGAACAATCGAAGTAATTAATATACCTGTATAAATGTACCATAATGCTTCTCCAATATTATCACGAGTAACAACTAATTCGAATAACTTATTTTTCAAATCTGTAGATGTTTCATTTGTATCAGCGCCACCTTTTTGCAATGAATCTGGAAGCAAAGGTGGCGCAGATGGCACACTGGTGTCATTTACCGGGGTCGCAACTGGGATACTTTGTTGAGTTGTTTCGGTGGATTGTGTTGCTGGCTGTGTTGCTGGTTGTGTTGCTGGTTTATTCATTTCCTGGGTACGATATTTCGGTTTCATAAGAGGTGTTAAAATTGCCCAATATCTAACAAAGTTACTAGGGACAATTTGATTGATTAATATCGAGCTGTTTCCACAAATCTTAAGTATCACATCCGCCGCTTGTTGCATCGCATCTTTTTGTTGAGTTGTAGCATTTGAGTTTTGCATCTTTTTCTCTACTTCTTGGTCTACTAATAAATTGATAAGTAATTTATTGGCTGCACCGGATACATAAAAATAGCCAATCACATCTGAAAATGCACTTTTAAATCCTGGAAAAATGACCAATGTAATGATTACAACACCAAAAATAAACAACCATGGAATAAAAGTGTAGAGTGCTGCAGGTGCTATATTATCTACAATATTACCACCACAATTCGAACTTACGATATAAATATTCACTGCAAACTGAACTATTATTACTAATGCTAAATAAATACCTAAATATATGTAGTGATTTATTTGATACTTTTTAAATTTATCGACATTTGTTATTGTATCTAGCGTCAAATTGGGTCTTAAACCTAAATAATATAATAAAGTGGTTAATAAAAAAGCTGCAATATTTAAATAGGAATTATACATATAATATTATGTATAATTTAATTTATATTTTTAACTATAAATTTATATGGATTTTGAAGAATATACCAAACCAACATTAATAGAACCGGGAGTCAAATATTTTTTAAATCAAACTTTAAAACAATGTCATATTATTAAAAGTAAATTTAATAATATACTTTTTAATCTAGCATTGTTTTTTTGTTTTTTATTTATTTTAGGAGGAATACTTATTTATAAGTACAAAGGTAGATTGACACCGGTGGAAAAAGAACAAAAAAATAAAGAAAAACAGCAATACATTTTGTCGAAAATAAAAATGTTGCAAGATTCTAAAAGGAGAGTACACCAAGAATTAATTACTGGGCTTCCTGATTGGGAACCTCATTATGACCCGATTACATCGAAAAATGTGTATTAGATTTTATATTTTATATTTTTGATATTTTATATTTGATATTTTACATTTTATATTTTTGATATTTTTTACAAAAATGTAATATAAATAAATTGTAATATAAATAAAATATATATGGACCAGGTTAATATTGAAGATGCTATAAATGAGTATTATAAATTGAAAAACAAATATGAAGAAGAAAATAATAAACATAAAAAAAGAATTATTAACGATCCATCATTAAGTTGGCGTGAAAAAAGAAGCGAGTACCAAAAAATAATTCCAAAATGTATCAATTGCAAAAGACCAGGCGGGACCATTTTTTCAAGCAAATTTTATAACAAATATAAAAAGGAATTCAATGAATTTAGACAATTAAAGGCTATTTGTGGCGTAATTCTTGACCCGTGCGAATTAAACATTACGATTAATGTAGGCAATTATAAATTATTATCAAATATAGTTACGGAATGTGAGAATGAAATGACCGAAATTAAAAACCAGATTATAAATTATAAAAACAAGCTTTTATTTGGGTTCATGGATACGGAGCAAGCCCTTGATAATTTTAATAAATTAAGAGAACATTTAAGCGAATATACTTCTATTTATCAAACTTTTTTAGAAAATTATTTGGATATTGTCGATAATAGTGAAGAAAAAAGAACATTAAAAGAAAATATTGAAAAATCCTTCGTTTTTATTGAAAGCATTAAACAAAATATCGTCGATTTTAATAAAACGAATAATGTCCAACTTGTTCGGGATGTAGTAACTATTTATGATCATAGTTTAAAACCCTTATTAATTCAGATTACAAATTTGAAATATAGAGAGAACTTTGTTTGGCAAAATGAAGACACGTATCATCTTATTCAACGTCCACACTCTATCAAAGACCTCGAATTTAATCAAGGAATACAAAATGTAGCTCACTATAATTTTGGTCTCGGTAAAAGAATTACTCGCGATACTGAAAGCGACCACCAATTTGAAGAAGAATTTGAAGAAACATCGAAAGAACCTATGAATATAAATAAACCAGCTATATCACCTACAATATCAGAACCTATTTCTGTTCCTCTAGATACTCCTTTCTACAATAAAGAAAAAGATAAAGTCTCGTGGAATTTATCTAGATATAATAATTTATGGGATACTTTACCTGTGAAACTAAAAGATGTTCTAAAAACGGACCCAGAATGGATGAAAAGTTTCATGTTTAATTGCGTAAATGCAAAGGCAAATGGTACACGATGTAAAATGGTGGCGCCTCCCAACTTAAAAGTGCCGCCAAATCAAATCAAGTTGCCTGACGGAAGTTATGATTTCGGGGTTCCTATTTATAATGAGGTTTACAATAATTTGTCCGAAGCCGATAAACGAAACTTCTTATTACTTTCTACAACCAAAGACGGAGAAACAACATATAACGATGATATGTTTAAATTAATGATGAATAGAGCACTTCTACAATATCTAGGATTAAATGAAAATAATTTGTAAATGATTTATATATTTTTTATGAAATCAATTGCATAAAAATGAAATGAATTGTATAAAAAATAAAATAAAATCTAATTATATGTTATTTAATTATATTTCTTTACCCATTTTTTTGATTAGCTTTGCTGTGGGGTTATTATTTGTTTATATATTTGGTCCAGAAACTAAAACCATTTATATTTATCCTACTCCTGAAAATGTAAATAAAGTATTATTCAAAGACAAAGCGGATAATTGTTTCCGTTTTGAAGAAGAAACGGTCGATTGTCCCTCGGATACATCTAAAATAACGAGTATTCCTATACAAGCATAAATTTATACAACATTTATTTACGTAAATATAACTATAACTATTAATTACGTAAATATATTTATATATTTATATATATAATACTTTGATTATGGGACTACATCTAGATAAATTTGTGCATTCTGAAAATGGTAAAATAATTATGTCTATATTGCTTGGGTTTGGTTTAGCGTCTTTATTTAGAAGTGTATGTAAAGGTGCGGGTTGTACGCAATTTGTTGCTGCGCCATTAGACCAAATTAAAGAAAAAATATACAAATCTGGTAAACAATGTGTAACGTATAATCCGCTTTATGCAAAGTGTAGTTATAAAAATGCGAAGGTTGTTTCTTTTGAATAGGAAAAAAGGAAAAAGAAAAAAGAAAGAAAAATAAAAGAAAGAAAATAAAAATAAAAAAGGAGGAAAAGTATTTTTTGCGTAAATTATTATAGGTAATCTATCTCACTCTATAATAATTATGTCTGATACAACTAGTATTATGGATCTACCTACTGATCCTGCTGGCGGAGGAAATAATAATGGAGTAAATAATATTTCGTTGAGTGCTGTTGAATCACAACAAAGTCATGTTGGTATGTTAGACCAAGGAACGATTAGCCAGCTTGTAAATGGGCTACAACAAGCTACTATCGCTGGTTCTACTCAATTGCCTTCGCGCGATATACCTATGAACACTCTTACACATAGCCACGATTCACAAGTGCAACCGAATTATATTCCTCCGCCTCCAGTTGATAATACGGATTATATTAAGGATTATGAATCTACGGATTATATGGTGAAACAATATAATAAACAATCCCAACAAACGAATTCTTTGGACGAAATGTACAATGAAATTCAAACGCCGTTATTATTGGCAGTATTGTATTTCTTATTTCAATTGCCCTTTTTTAGAAGATTTTTGTTTACTTATTTACCAGTTTTGTTTTCTAACGATGGCAACTATAATTTAAACGGATATTTATTTTGTAGCGTGCTTTTCGGCTTATTATTTCATTTACTAAATAAAATGACTATCTATTTTAACATATAATTTTTTTTTCAATAATCATTACAATTTCATAATGTCATAATGTCATAATATAATAATGTCATAATACATAAATGAAATAATATATCCAATATTCGTTTGTAAAATAATTTGTTAATCCGCTACTATAATAGTGTAGTCTATGATACAAGAATATATCAATACGCTTATTGATAATTTACCAGAAAAAATAAAGTCTAACAAAACTCCATTATATTTAGATTTAGTTCTAGATGGCGGTTCTTTTAATGGCAGTTATTTAGTCGGCGCAATGTTGTTTTTAAAAGAAATGGAAAAGCGTAATTATATTAAAATCAAGAGAATCTCTGGTTGCAGTATAGGTTCTGTAGTTGGATTACTTTATTTTATAGATGCGCTTGATATGATGTCTGAATTATATAATATTTCCAGAACATATTTCAAAGAAAATTATAATTTGAACACCATTAAAAAACTTAAAATTTTACTAAAAGATAAATTACCCAAAGATATATGCGAACAGCTGAATAATAAGCTCTTTGTAACGTATCATAATATTGTAACAAATGAAAAAAAAATACGTTGTAAATATAAAAATATAGATGATGTGTTTCGTTCTCTTATAAAATCGTGTTTTGTCCCCTATTTAATAGACGGTAATGTAACATACCATAAAAAATATATAGATGGTCTAATGCCATATATTTTTAAAATTCGGAATGATAGAAAAATTCTATATTTAAATTTAATTAGTTACGATAAAATATCTCAATTGATAAATATTAAAAATGAAACAACTAATTTATATCGAGTTTTTTCGGGAATATTAGATATTCACTATTTTTATCTTAAAGAAAAAGATACTTCAATGTGTAGTTATGTGAATGATTGGACGTTACGCAATAAAATGTTTTTATACATGAAACTTCTACTTGAATATATAATACTAGCAATTGTCAAATTAATTATTTATTGTAAGAGCTTTTTCCCTCGAAATTTTAATAAAACAAAAATATCAAAAAATATCTTGAATATCGTGAAAGAACTATATACTTCGTTTATAAGAAATAATTGTATATAAGAGAATGCTAATATTTTTTTAATATATATTTTTTACTGTTTTCCCTGTATGAAAACCATATAAATTATATAGGGATTTTTTGGATTTGTTAGATTTTTTAGCTTTCTTTCTCTTTTCTTGTGAATTATTCTTCGTTTTATTCATTTGATTCGGTTTTTTAGGTTTCTTCGTTTTATTTGGTTTCTTCGTTTTATTTGTTTTATTATTTGTTTTCTTCGTTTTATTTGGTTTCTTCGTTTTATTTGAGTTCTTCGTTTTATTTGAGTTCTTTGTTTGATTGGTTTTCTTAATACTATTCGCATCTTCAGGGCGATAATTTAAAAACCATTCTTCAAATTCTCTTGAGTTTCTATTATTTTTGAGTTCCTTGTATTTCTGCGATTTTTCCGCACGCATTTCTTCAACCGATTCCTGATGACCATAACAGGTAATACTGAACCTTTTCAGTAACCCTTTTTGCTCTAATCTATTTCTTTGTTGAACCTCGAATAAAAATTTAGACATGCACAATATTCTCTCTAAAAATTGATTATAATAAGGTCTATCAGCATATAAAAACGCCAAATAAAAACTCAACATAGTATCTATCGTTGCTATTTTAACCTTTTGTTTATGAATTTCGATTATATTGTAACTATGACAAGCAATCGGTTTATAGATAAATGCAATTGTATCATTACCTATACGTATTTCATAATGCTCTGGAATAATTTCGCCTACTGGCAACCGTTTTACAACTTTAACATTATTGATATTTTCATCTTTTAATCGTTCTTTAATAATTTCTGCAGTGGTTTCGGGTTCAGTAGATAATACATCAAAATCGGCAATGTTTTGCAACTGTTTTTGCAAATGTTTCGGCATATAATGCGAATAAAGCGAAATGGCAAACCCGCCAAAAAAGACAACGCCTTGATTTACTAATGTGTTTTTCACAGTATCATATATAAGTTTTTGATTTTCATTATCCGCCATACCTCTTTGAAATTCCACATGGTCACAACTCGCAGCATTTAGCGGGTAATGCTTATTCAATAAGGTAAGACGTTTCAATACTTTTTCCCAACGTGTAGTATCACCTACCGGTCGCGATAATTCTAAATACATTGCCATTCTTAAAAAATTGGGAGGTGCGTATAAAATGCCAGCCACGCGCACGGCTTCCTGCTTTAAAGATTTATATATTTCTTTCGATATTTGAGTAATATCTGCAACAGGCATATAATTCACAAATACTTTGAATGTGCCATGATGTTGGCCTGATTTAGCTTCTACATCGGTGAACCCTTGTTTGTAATAAAGGTCGGCTAATTTTTTCGCGTCATCGAGAGCATTGGGAGAGAAAAAGTCATAATCAGGGATTTCAACGTCTTTATTATAAAACTGGTCTTCCAAAGGTAATATATTATTAATAGCCGTTCCTCCGTAGCATATTAATTTATTCAGTTTAATAAAATTTTCCACGATTTTTATAATACTCTGAACATCTTCAGAATTTACAATGCGTTTACCTATTTTTTCCTCTGCTTTATCGACGGCCATACGCAAAATTGCCAATTCACAATCCGCAAAAGTAAGTCCTTTACATGTATCTTTTAATTTCATTTCTTTTCCTATATAATGAATGAGATTAAAAAACTGTAAAACAAGAAAAACAAAAAACAAGAAAAACAATTATTTATTGTGCAATTTATTGCATTCTTCGGAAATTAAATGCAACGAAGGCAAATGATTACCAACTATAGAGACGCACATTCGTTTTAAACAAAAGTATTTGCGAATACATGCATCTATTTGTGCTTTCGTAATTTTTGCATAATACACTTTATATATATCTATATAAGGGACAATCTGTTGAGGTTTTTCATATAATAAACACTGGTTTCCATTATAATATGTTTGTGAATCTATATTCTCCATTTCTAGTAACAAATGACTTCGCATATTGTGCTTAGCCACTTTTAATTCGCTTCCTGTGATTCCGTGCAAATTTAAATCGTTTAATTCTTTAATCAATAATGGCAATACACTTGGCTCATGTTTTTGTATAAAAGAAGAACACTTAAATTGTGTTTGGAATGTAAAGTCGCCTCCGCATTCATAATAATTTGTATCCGTGGATATATAATATACTAAACCATATTTTTCTCTTAGCACTTTATACAAACGACTCGATAATGAGCTGCCTAATATGTTTGATAATAGATTCAATATATACATTTCTTTAAAGTCATATTGACTGCAAGTTTGAAAACTGACATTTAAATAAGTTGAGCTGAGTTTTGGTATTATTTTCACCTTGTATTTTACTCCATGAATAATTGGCGGATTCATGAGGTAAGAAAGCATGGATTTATGAATAGATACACATTGTTTCGTCCTCTTGTTAAAATGTGTTTTTTCTATAAAATGAATAATTTTAGAAAAGGGAATATTTGTTGTAATACTTAGTATCATATTGGATGGCGTATAATTTTGTTTATAAAAATCAAGTACCTTGACATAATCATATTCTTTGGTATGATAGGATACATCATCCGTCGGATATTGAAACGGAGTATTTTCGTATAATAATGCATTAGAATTATTTTTTAAAATATAGGCTGGTTCATCACTATCATTAATATTTTCTTGCATGACTACTTTTTCTTCCTTTTTAAATTTGGATTTGTCAAAAGTAGAATTTAATAATTCTTCTGACAACAAACGAATACATTTATCTGCGTAATAATCTTGGCATTTTATAATGTAAGCCGTATATCTTTGCGTGCTAATTCCGTTATATTCTACTCCCATATCTTTATAATCTATAAGCACCTTATTGAAATCTGGGTGCTCTTTGGTTCCTTCAAAGCACATATGCTCGATAAAATGCGTAACACCTCTCATAGTAACGGGCGAATGTATATTTCCTATATTACAAAAAATCTGAATGGATGTGATTGGTAACATACTTTTGGGTTTTTCATAAATAACCTGAAATCCGTTCAATAATTTTTTATATTTTATATTTGTCATTTATAACTATTTTATATACTTATAACTATTTTATATTTTATTTTACATAAAACAAAAATATAAGAAAAAAATTAGAAAAAGATTATAAAAAATATAGTTAAATACAATTTGTTTATATTTATCTATAATAATTATTGTAAAAATGCAAACATCACAATTACAGTCATATGTATTGAAACCTTATATAGTAGATTTATTAAATGAAATTAAAAGAGACCAAATAAAACGTAGAGTAAAGAGAGAACTTGTTATATTATCAGAAGATGAGAATCTAGAGATTGTAACTATTTCTTTTGACAACAAAGGTGACCCGATTATTACTATTGCAGACATGAATCCGAGTAGTAATAATAATATTAATAATAATAATAATAATAATAATGATTCTCTATCTATATATGAAATTTATATTTCTGAAAATTATCCGTTTACGTGTCCAAAAATAAAAGTAAATGGTGAAGATTATCTTGCGTTTTTAAGAATAAAAACCCAAAAATTTTCACATATATTAAAAAATATAACTGGTCTCAGTTGTTTATGTTGTAATTCGTATTTATGCAGTGAAAATTGGACTCCAGTTACTACATTATATAAAATGATAGATGAAATTAGAAATATGCGTAAAAAGAAACGAACTATAATTAATAAGTTTTATGCCGACAAAATAAAAGATCGATATTTAATCGATGATATTAATTTGGACGAATGGTTATTTTAACTCTCCTTTATTTTTGTTTCCATTATGTTGATCATTATTTTCAACCGTTAAAACCGTATTTTTATAATATATTTCCTTTTTGAATATAGTATTGCAACCATTACATTGACAGTCCGTTTCATTTATAATAAAAAATCGTCCTCCCATGTTCGGAAGCTTTCCGCTTGATTTACAAATAGGACAATCATTATTAACAGGATTATGTATTTTACTAGATGAAGAGGCTCCCATTAAAAAATATATATTATATATTGAATACGTAAAATTCTTTAAGTGTTTTTTAGAAAGAATTTACTATTGTGTAGGTGTGTGTGCATGTGTATTCAGATTTATACCTTTGGACATTTAGATCACCGATTTTCAAAAAATTGTAATTAATATATATATATGTCAAAATTAAGGTATATTTCTTTAGGACATAGATGTCACATTGGACAAATATTAAATTTAAATAAATTAAGAAGTGAAGCGTTTCCATTTGATAATATAATATATTCATTTGAAGGTGTAATTAATTGTTTCCAAAATAACTTTATAAATTTTTTTCCTAAAAAAATTATATGTGAATATGTTTTTGTAGGAAAATCTCATCCAGAAGCAGATGAAAATGGAAACAGAAAATTATTTCGCGGAAAATATGGTGCTTTTACTCATCATAATTTAAATGATACTATTATTATAGATATATTTAAAAAAAGAATTCAACGATTAACAAACTTTTTATCGGTTACTAATGATGAGGTTGTATTTCTTAGAACAGTAATGGACGATAATGAAATTGATTTATTAGACAAATTTATCAATACTATTCAGCATACTTATCCCAAGTTAAAATTTAGATTTTTTTTAATTTATGACAATAAAGATATGCCAGAATTAATATTAAAATATAATGAATATGTTTATATTGTTAATGCTATAATGATAACAATGGACCAAAATAATAAAACTAATCATACCAGTTATTCATTTTTATTTAATTATTTATCAAATATAACAAAAATAGATGATATAAAAATAGACAATTTATATAAGAATTATGGAATACTATTAAAGAATGATTCGTATAAAGGTTATGCGATAACAAACTTATTACCATATAATTTAAATAATTAAAATCGGCAGTGTAAATGTTCAAAAGTGTAAATGTATTCCAAAGATTTAATTTAATAATTAAAATTATAATAATCTGTGCTTGAATTGCGTGTGCCATAAGAGTAGGACTGATTTTGTGGCGTTGCGTCTGGTACTGTAACATTAATATATCTCAGATTTTCAGGTTTCAATGCAAAAGCGTAGCTCGCCTCATCGAAAAATATGGCATTTTCTTCTAAGAAATTATCGACATATTGGTACCTCATTGCAACCATTTGACAGCCTGCGGCGCGAGACAACACGCCGCTCGGGTTTGCTGGATTTATACCACCATCCGGTAAAACAATTGTCATTCCCGTCGTATTAAAATTAGTGAGTTCATTAATATCTGGATTATTTTTAACATTATTATAAGTATAAGCTCTCATAAAAACGGAATTACTTGTTAAATTGATATATTCCAGAAGTGCGGTGTTTTCTAAAAATGAATTATTCGATTTATCTACAATAAGAATAATCTTTCCCATAAAACTCGTCAATGGTAATGCTCCTAGATTTTGTCCATTGTTTTCATAACTAAAATTTGCTCCAAGCATGAGTGAATCATAATTTTGAAAAATAGTGGCTAAATTAGTATACATTGCCTGATTATTACTCATGAAGCGCAAATGAATAATGATTGGATCATTTGGATTTGGACATGTTCCATTTGCGAAAGCATAACTTTGTATTGTGCTCATTACATCAGAAAAATTTACGGAATTGAATGTTTCTTTTACATAGACATTATTTATAGTAGATGTGGAAACAACTGGGTTGTTATTGATAGAATATATTTCAAAATCGAGACAACGTACACCTTGTTTAATAACGGCTTTTAAATTACATACGTCTACAAAATCATTCTTATAACTTCCGCCAGAGCAAGCATTATAAGCGGTTTTAATATAATAATCATATAAATTACCGCTACAATCGGGGTCGTTTGTATTAATTGATTTTATATTTCCATCTACCGAAGGATATAATCCATTCATAAAATTACACTCTGAATTATCTAGGTTATTCAAATATATAACATACGCAATCACTAGTATAATAATAACAAATGTGAATGACATGATCATATAAGACACAAAATCATCGCCAATAATATTTCGTATTTGTTTTATTTTATCTAAAAAATCGGAAGTATCGGCAGACATTACTTTATCTAATATAATAATATAGTATTTTTTTGGAAAATAAATAAACAATATAATAAACAATATAATAAACAATATAATAAACAATATAATAAACAATCAAAATAGTTAAATATTATTTATAGTAAATATATAATATATAAATATGGCAGGTGGACTTTTAAATTTAGTTGCAGAAGGAAATACAAATGTAATATTAAATGGTAATCCGAGTAAAACTTTTTGGAAAACGACTTACGCCAAATATACTAATTTCGGTATGCAAAATTTCCGTTTAGATTATGAAGGTACACCTACATTAAATCTCACAAGTGAATCTACATTTGTCTTTAAAGTAAAAAGGTATGCGGATCTTTTAATGGACACTTATTTGTCAATTGATTTGCCAAATATATGGTCTCCCATATTCCCGCCACAAACATACGTAAATCAAAATGGATGTACAGAATGTACGCCATGGGCTCCTTATGAATTTAAATGGATCGATAATATTGGAGCTCAAATTATTAGTCAAATTACGATTACATGTGGGAATCAAAAATTACAAGAGTTTTCAGGAAGATATTTACTATCTGCAGTGCAAAGAGATTTTAATGCCCAAAAATTAGCGTTGTTTTATGACATGATTGGTAATACTCCAGAACTAAATGACCCCGCCAATTATGGAGCACGTGTGAATTCGTATCCAAATGCATTTTTCACGTCTAGTCCTGCTGGTGCTCAGCCTTCTATTATTGGCAGAACACTCTATATTCCATTAAACGCCTGGTTTAATTTGAAAACTCAAATGGCTTTTCCTTTAGTATCCTTGCAATATAATGAGCTTCAAATCAGCGTTAAATTTCGCCCTATCTTTGAGTGGTTTCGTATTCGTGATGTCGCAGATTATACGAACAATTTTCCTTATGTTGCGCCAAATTTTAATAAATATTATATGCAATTTTATCGTTTTTTACAAACACCTCCAGATGAAACATTAGGTATAAATTCATATGTAGATACAAGAGTAAATTGGAATGCAAATATTAATTTAAATTGTACATATTGTTTTCTCTCTAACGATGAATCTAAACTCTTTGCGAAGAATGAACAAAAATATTTATTTAAACAAGTGTATGAAAAAGTCTTTTATAATGTGACTGGTCCGAATAAAGTAGCACTTGATTCTTTAGGAATGATCGCGAGTTGGATGTTTTATTTTCAAAGGAGTGATGCAAATTTGAGAAATGAATGGTGCAATTATACAAATTGGCCATATAATTATTTGCCTGTAGATATACAGCCTGCAAATCCGTGCGGTGATTATCCAAATCCATGTCCCAATTATACAAATACTTGTGGTCTGTGTATACCTCAGACTTTAGGCCCAGGGACAAATCCAGACGGAACCATGACTGGGCTAATGGTTACGGGAGTATATAATCCACAAAATATAAAAGAAATATTAGTAGCAATGGGTATTACATTAGACGGACAATATAGAGAGAATATATTACCGGCAGGCGTCTTTAATTATGTGCAAAAGTATACTAGAACTGGAGGATATGCGCCCGATGGATTATATTGTTATAACTTTGCGTTAGATACATCGCCATTCAATTTACAACCTTCTGGAGCAATGAACATGAGTAGATTCACGAATGTACAATTTGAGTTTACAACAATAAGCCCTCCTTTTGATCCTTTGGCACAAGTACTTACTATTTGCGACCCAAATACAGGAGATTTAGTTGGAATAAACAAACCAACATGGAGAATATATGAGTATAATTTTGATTTATATGTTATGGAAGAGAGAATAAACATGGTTGTATTTGTTGGCGGCAATGCAGGGCTTTTATATGCGACATAAAAATAAAAATAAAAATAAAAATAAAATTAAAAATAAAAATAAAAATAAAAATAAAATTAAAAATAAAAATAAAAATAAAATTGAAATGATAAAATATATTATTATAGCTTATCATTTATAGAATAAAATGACTGACCAAGTGGTAAATGAAACAATGGCCGCAATTATTATACCCGATGCCTCGCGAGTTATGCCTCCTGCACCCCCACAAAATTTCAATTTTGTTCCAGGTGAATTTAATTATATAAAAAGTGAAAGTAATAAAAAAATGATGGTTACTGCATATAAAGCAATTACTTTAACAGAAAATTGGAATTTTATGAAGATGCATACAACAAGCTTTATGTTTAGTAAATATCCACAAGTTGAGCAAATTTATTACAAAATTGAAGAACTTGGTTATACTGGTCATAGCGGTTCTTCATTTGCTATTGTAATGCGAAACATGCAGTATATTGCTAAAAACGGTGAAGAAGATTATATGAAAGAATATTGGAAATAACAATAATTACAAAAATAAAAATAGTTACACAAATAAAAATAGTTACACAAATAAAAATAGTTACAAAAATATATTTTAAGGATGGAATAACATGTTTTTCACATTTTTCATAGTTTTATACGTACTTCTTTTCATCGGTTCTAATTGATTTGTGATTAAATTATTCTGTATTAAAGCATCTCCAAAGAATAATAATCCTTGGTTTAAAGAATAATATTCATGTGTATCGTTTGAAAAAAATGCTACAATTTTTAATGGAGACGTGGAAGATGTATTTTTTATTACGTGTTGCGATGCGCAAGGAACAAAAAAATATTCATCTGGTTTTAAAGAAATTTTATTATTATTATTATTATAACCTGTAATTGTCATATATATATCTGCATTACCTTCATATACAACATAAACTACATCAGTGTTTAAATACCAAAATGCTTGCGTTGACACATTTGGGTTTAAATATAAATGTGCAATTGAAAATTTTGTATTTATTAAAGTTGGCCATTTTTTTTTATCTACAGATAAAATTTTACCTAATGATTTATCATTATAATCTGGTTTACTATCTTCCAATTTAAATAAATATGGGCTATTTGTTGACATTTTAAAATTAAATTCTGTGTTTGAATATGGTGCAAAAAAGTAACTATTATTTTGACCAATAAAATTTTTTAATAGTGAATGAGGTGATTCGCTATATTCATTTTTTATATATTGTGGTAATCCGTTTAATAACACTGCAATATCATTATTTGTTGGAAGAACTGAATTAAATGCAATTCTAAGAATAGCATTAGTATCTCCAACGTTATTTAAACTATGAAGTGCTCCACTAGGAATAAACCATAAATTACCTTTTGTTACTTCTATCATTGTATATTCTTTTTCATTAACCCATATAAATACTTGAATAGTACCTTCTTGAACGAAGCCTAACTCATCACAATCATGCGAATGTATAGTTCTCATACTATCATCAAATATTTCAACGTAAAAAACGCTTAATGATGCTAAATAATTTAATTTATCTACCGCTTTTGCAATACCATATTTTTGTATTCCTTGAGCTTGAAGATTGCGTAAATTTAATTTATATTTTTCAAATTTATTTTTTACTATTTTATCGCATTTATATCCATATTTATATCTTTTATTACATTCAAAATAACTATTTGTATTAATACGTCTTTTTTTTTGTGTTTTACTAAATTTTACCATTTATATATGTATATAATATATATGTATATAATTATT